TGGCTCACATTAAGATTCCATAAAACCAGGCCTCCCCGGATAACACTGCCTGTCCTTGAATTAATATCTATCTTCGAGGCCCGGTAAAACCTGCCTCCGGTAATTTCTTCCTGTCCTTTGATAGCCTTTGTCTTATCAGACCACTGACGGCAGAATCTGTAGACTTCGTCCGTGCGGTAACCCGAATCAACACAGCTCATATACACAGGCAATGTTTCATTCGATGACAGCTTTCTGTATTCGGTTTTAAAAAGAGCATCAATAATATCTTCCCAGTATTCTACCCTGTCGGCCCTGATAAGCCATGATTCCTCGTAATATCCCCAGCCCCGTATAACATAATAAAAGTGATCCTTCTGCACATCGACACCGGCGGTAAGCACAATAACATCATCCGGAACACTGCCTTCGTCATAATCCCGGGATAAGGTCCGTATCTTATCGATGGTTGTTTCTTCGATTTTTTCTTCCCAGACCTCGGCAAGCCAGGAGTTGACAAAGTTCATCAATAGCTCGATATAATCTTTTGATTTAATAAACTCGGCGGCGATATCGCTCCATGACAGCCACGGGGAATAAAGAGAATTGATCCAGAAACCCCGATGCGTGCTTTTAACAATATCGCCTGAGATAGTTCCGTCATCATCAAGCTCCGCGTCTTCCGGCACCCACTTGCCGCGCGTTAAGATCCTGTTTTTCTGATAATCTTTTATGCGTTTATTGCAATGAAGGCACTCATACCAGGCAAGGCGTTCGTTTTTAATACGCTCGGTTGATTTTTCTTTTTTTGGCCATTTTATCTGGCCGAATAAAAGAACCTGATATTTGCCGCAGTGCGGGCACGGCACATAATAGCGGCTCCGGTCCGATTTCTCATACTCACGGAAGATGTAGCCGTCCCTTGTGGTTGGGGTAGATACCTTGATCGTCTTTCTGTTCCAGAATGTTTTCTGACGCTCGCTGGCAAGCTTTATCGGATCCGCTTCACGGCCCGAAAACTTTGGGTATTTATCTATCTCATCCAGGAAAAGATAACGAATAGGCCTGGACGCAAGATCAGCCGGTGAATTCGATCCGGCAAAATATAAAATCATTCTGTCCAGATGATACTCAAGTCGTGTTATATCATCCGAGAGCCTCGGCAAATGCTCGCGCAGAACATAAGAGCCTTCAATCATAGGCAGAACCCGGTTGCAGGAAACACTCTTGGCGTCATTCTCACGCGGCAAGACAACAAGAGTAGGACCCGGATCCTGATCGATAATGAAAGCAAGCATGTTGAACATAGCCTCGGTCTTGCCGACCTGGGAAGCGGCCATAACAGTTATTTCTTCAACGAAAGGATCAGTGAACGCGTCCATAATGCCTTTAAGATAGGGCGTCCTGGAAGTTTTCCACCGGCCCGGTTCAGCTGACGTAACCGGATTAAGATACCGGAACCGATCAGCCCACTGGCTGACCGTTATCTTCTCCGGACGTTTCCACGCTTCCTTTTCTTCCGGCGTCCATATTTTTCTGTCTTGTTTTTTTGTGATCATGTCTTACTCCCGCGAATTCGTCTATAATTTCACTGATCGCCTCATACAACTCAACTTCGATTTCCCTCGGCTCTTTCATGGCAAGAACCGGCGCCAGCCTTGTCGGCAGGGCAAGAAATGCCCGTTTTACGGCAATGATCCTGGCGATCCTTCCTTTTTCCACTTCATCTCTCGGTAACAACTCACTGGTTACCCGTTTAAGCTCCAGCTCAAGTAAAGACGCTTTATATTTCCTGAGTTTTGTTTCCCAGTAAATCTTGCCTTCAAGTTCTTCATCAGCACTGCCGCTTCTACCGTCATACCATCGCTTGATTTCTTCCAGGTCATAATAGCCGTCTTTTGTAACAGGCATGCCTTCACGCTTCCAGCGGTAAACCGTCCGCCAGTTAACCTCCATGATCTTAGCGACTTCCTCAATCGTCTTAACGGTAGTATCGCCCAGAGGCTCTGACTCGAAATCCTCAAGCTCTTTTATTTCCTGCTTTGAAAGTGGTGTTCCGCTGTGCAGTTTCTCAATCAAATGCAGGTACCGTTTCTTGCGCGCGATTTCGGCTAAATTCTGATTCTTATTCTGATCCGTCACTTACGACCCTCCAACACTGCTTTCTTACCGGAAAACTCTTCCCAGCGTTTAACCGTAACATCGCAAAACACAGGCTCGATCTCCATAGCAAAGACGCGCCTGTTAAGACGCTCTCCGGCAATAAGCTGAGAGCCGGATCCACAGAACGGCTCATAACAAATCTCACCCGGCGCGGTATGTACTCTCATGGGAATAGCAAAAACCTCGGTTGGCTTAACCGTGGGATGATTGATGCCGGTATTTCTTTTTTTACCTTCCCAGTCAAGCTCCCAGAGGTCAGTATAGTATTCCGGCTTCGAAGGATCACCTGAGCGAATCAAATCAATAGTCCAGACACTGCCGATAGCTTTATCTTTAGGCTTATACGGCGGTTTGCTTCCTTTCACCCACATAAGGATACAGGGCTCGTGCCGCCATGAATAAAACGAATAGGTGAGAATAGCGCAGGGCTTCACCCAGATGATCTGCTGATGGATAAGCAGGTTGAGAGAATCGCAAACCTCTTCAATCATTGCCCGGCGTTTTGACGCATGCCACAGATAAAGGGCGGTATTCTCTTTGATGTATTTAAGCCCGACTTCATAAAACGATTTTATGAATACCTTCGCGTCCGGAATATCAATCTCATGATAAACTCCGGACCAGTCCTTTCCGCCGGTAGGCCTGTCGGCCCCGGTGTAGTCAACACAGTATGGAGGATCAGTGGCAAACAAACTTGCCTTTTGTCCGGCCATAAGCCTGGCAACATCTTCATCTTTGGTAGAGTCGCCGCATAAAAGCCGGTGTTCTCCTAAAATCCACAGGTCACCTTTCTTAGTAATCGGCTTTTCCGGCGGCTCGGGAATATCATCCGGAAGCGTCTTGCCAGCACCTGTATTCTCAGTTTCGAACTCCGCGACTTCTTCCCGCAGTTCTTTCATCCGAAGCGCCAGGTAATCATCCGCGGCTTCGGTGCGAAGTTTTTCCAGAAGCGGGATAAGAGCCTCAGTCCATGACCCGGCAATCTGCTGGGAATTCAGCGTCACATTCATGGCCATCTCAGAAACCTCATCAAGATCAACCATGATTGCGGTGACCGTTTCGACACCGGACTGCTGTAAAATCTTATACCGCTGGTGGCCTGAGATGATCCGCATATTGCGTTTGTTGACTACCAGAAGATCCACCAGCCCGAACTTCTCCAAGCTGTGCCTGAGGCCTGCAAGAGCCGCGTCCGAGATCTCCCTTGGATTGTACGGTGCCGGTTTCAATACTGACATTTTGACATCACAAATGTCAGGTTTTACGTTAATTTTTGCCATTTTCGCCTCCTTTTGACCATAATTTCAATCGTCATAACTCCTTTATTTACAGCGTATTTCGAGCAGGTTGCCCCCTGGGTGCCGCTTTCAGGGCATACCTGAACAAGTTATTGTCCCTGACATCGTTTTTCAAGCCCAAAATCACTGACAAACTGCGCCTCGCCTGACCCTCGCCGCACACCCGCCCCGGAAGGACCCGCGCATCTCTACCAAATAATGCCCATTCCCATAAGCACATAAGCAAGCTGGATTCCGCAGAAAAGACCGAAAAAGCCTTCGCATACCTTCCAGACAAATATATTCGCAGTACATTTTGTATTTGAGAGCAGAAAGAGGAGAATGAAAGCGGCCGCGGTCAAAGCGTTCCATACAGACAAGCCAATCGGTATAGTAATCAACGCGTAGGCCAGGCCCACCAGCGATCTCTGCCACCATGTCTTGCCCTCACCATAGCCTAAGGAATATCCCGCACCGGCTATCGCGCCCACAAGCACAGCCTTCCACCACACAATACCGGCAATAAAACAGGCCAGTATATACACAGCGGGCAGGATAAACCTGCGCCATCCTTTCCAGCCCGGGATTTCTTCGGATATTTGTGTGCCTCCAAGAGCGAATAAGAGCCAGCTTACAGCCGGAACAAATACCATAAATAATTCTTTATTCAGCATACCTAACCTCCCGTGATTTGTTTTAATATGTCCGCAAACCTGCCGATGCCCTGTTTTTTAAATTCTTTGCCTTTCTTTTCATTCATGTTGGCGAAAAAAGACGCGCTTTCCATTTTAAGAACTTTAATAAACCAGGGGTAAGGGTCACGAATACTGTTCTTGTCTTTCTTGTATTGCTCACAAATCTTAATCAGAACGTCATCCGGAATATTTTCGTCTTTGCGCCATTTAGCGTCTTTCTTGAATTTATTTATAAGCTGGTAAATATTAAATCCCTGGCTGTATACCTGTTCCATCAATCCTTTGGCTTTGGAAGAAAGATCATCGTCTGTTCCGGCCTGTTTATTAACTCTCTCTTTTCCATTCTCTTTTCCATCCCCATCCCCATTCCCAACTGAGATATTCGTAGCGTACCCGTTCGTTAACGGTTGCTTAACGGTTAAGAGTTCTTTAGGAACAGGTGGTATAACGCTCTCACGTTCTGTCTTGTGGGGTTTCTGGTGTTTCTGCCAGTTGATTATCTGATAATACCGCTCGCCATCGATTTCATACCGGATAATAAACGGACGCTTGCCGTTTTTCTTGGAACAGGCGAGAATCCGCATGATTTCTTCGGCATCAACCTCATCATAAGGCATGATCTCT